GTTTTACCAAGATTGAATCCTTTATTGTCGTCTGTGAGACGGGAAGGAGGAAGATTGAGAGAGTTATAAAGTTTCTTTTTAAAGTACTCAACGTCCTTAAGTTCTCCAAGGTTCTGTCCTCCAGGCAACGTAGTAATTTCAGTACCACGTCCACCCTCTCTACGAGGCAACCAGAAATCTTCAAGCATACTCATGTGCTTTTTGTCGTCACGAATCTCTCCAGTGCTGGCATCGTAAACTAGTTTGTTACGATAACGAGCCATCACATCACGGAGATATTGTTCCGCTTTTACTTTAGGTAAATTGCCTACATCGATGTAGAAAATTCTACGCTCGGGTGCTCTTGATAGTCTGTAGATAACAAGAGAGTCCTCAATCATTCTTAGTTGATTGAGAGACTTGATTGCTTTATGTAAAAAACTTAGAGGTTGCTTCCTGTTCAGATCCATCAAACCTGAATTACACTTAGCAATAGAGTCTGCTGCTATCTTGATTCCGTTTGAAGAAGCAAAATCATATGTAGCGTTTATGGTCATGGCATTAGCATAACCTTTGGGATTGTAAATATAATAATCAATATAGTCACCCCAATCATACTCTAGAGCAGTTCCTTTTGCTCCTTGTGATGTTGATTCTGGACTTTTAATTTTTTGTCTAACTTTACGTAACTTGAGCGGATCGATATAGCGAAGTTCGAGAATACCTCGCCTGGGTTTTTCTAAATCGATAACCTTATGATAAAATGTACGTCCATCAATGTACCATGTTCTGATAATTTCGTGAGCACGTTTGTCAAAGTTTAAAAGTTTTTTGACGTGATTAAATTCGTCTCTAATTTTTTTCTTTACTCCAGCACTAACATCGAGATTAGATAACTCAATTTCAACAGGAGAATCGTGAGCATCACTAACAACAAATTCATTAACAATTTCGTCAATAGCAGAATCACACTCTGGGTGGAGTGACATGTCTCTATAACGTTTAATTAATTCGTATTCATTACGCCCTTGGGATCCGTCAACATCCACATATGTGCCAAAATGACCCCCGGCAGCAACTGCCACGGAGTCATTTTGATTGGGAGGGATAGGAGATTGTCCCCTATCCTCTTGCCCTTTATTAATAATAAAACCAAACAGTTGACTCATTTCAATAGATCTATGTTTCTATAGATCTATTTATTAGATCAAAGTACGACGACTTTTGAGGTTCCCTCTCTACCCGAAGAACCAGCTTCTAGGTTGCTGGCTGTTGGTTCAGAAACAGTCCAGTAAGAATACTGGAACTCAACGCTAAACTCTTCAATCTGATCATTGCTGTCATAAGCAAGATCAATCTGGGAAACGTTAGTTGGGAAAGCGTGTCTTAGATTATATTCTCTAAGAACTTGGCCACCTTCAGCGCCGTGCTTCTCAAGTTGCTTGACCTTAACTTCGGCCATATAACCATCAGCTTCTTTGGTTGGGATGAAGTTGGGTGAGAAGTTACCCTCATGAGTATTCATGGATTCCAACCATGCTTCAAAGTAAGCACGGATTTTGAAGTCTTTATCATTGAAGAAGGTAGCAGTCCAAGTATCGAAGGTACGATCACCAGCGATTTTGACAGTTCTACCACGGAAAGGAACTTCGATAACTCCAAGGTTAGAAGCAGGTAGAGCAGCAGACTTACAAAGAACATTAATTAAATCTTTCTCTGTAGAATCGGTGGGAACTCCACCAACAAGTCCGCCATTGGGCCATTGAATATCAATGGAGAACATATTGGGCTTGACGCCTTGCCCAATATTCTGAATAAAGTTGTTAATACGTGTTGCCATTGTTTTTTCCTATTAATAGTTTGTGAAGTAAATTAATTATTAACCACCGATAACTTCACTGAAGGATACACCAGACTTGGTTGCCGTTAGGGTAACAGTGACGTAGTTGATCGAACGAGTTGGTTTGATATAAATCTCAGCAACAAATTCGTTACGGTCAACCACAGAAGCGGTGTTATTCGATCCATCACAAACTACGAGGAAGTCGGTAACTCCTCTTCTTGACTGAATTTCCGCCATGAATGAATTCAAAGCAGAGGCAAATCCAACTCTAGTTGTAGCGTCGTTTTGCTCAAAGAGAACTCCTTTAGCAAGAGTCTCTGCTCTCTTCTGTACAGCAAGGAACAAACGGCGAACGTTAATTCTGTCGAAGGCAGAAGGTGAAGCAAGAGCAGTCTTATCTCCAAATAGTACTGTACCAGTACCAGTAAGAGAAACGATTGGGTTGATTCTCGACTGATAAAGTTCATCTCTATCAGATTGTGTTGGATTGAATGCCAACTTAACGGCATTTCTTAGACCACCACGATTAGTGCCAGCAGGTGAGAACCAATCTTCTAGAGTAGCAGAAGTGGAAACACACAGACCAGCAACGTCACCGTTACAAGGAACCCAACGATATAGATCGTTGAAGCGGTCGTACATGTACTTGTAACCACTGTCAAATACAGCGTATGAAGTAGATGCTAGGGTATTAAAGAAGTTGATTGTGTTAGTTTTCTGAAGTGATCTTGTTAGAGCACCAGATGAACCAACTTGATTGCCTTTATGGGGAGAGATGAAAGCAATACAATCTTTTCTGTTTTGAGCGATTGCCATTACAGAACCAGCTTTCAACTTAGTGTCGGTTTCTGTTGTCATAGATCCGCCCATTAGAACAAAGTCTACAGAAGTTTCTTCTGTTTCGCTAAAGACTTCGTAAGCAGTGTCAATTTCGCCAGCGGTGTAGGCATAATCATCAACACCAGATGCTAAATCAGTAGATGTAGCAGTAGCAAGAGTGAAGTTATCTACACCAGAGTCTGTTGATGCTTGACCCCAGGCATCACCAGCATCGGTAGAAGAAGGAGCATAAGCACCAACGATTGTGGTTCCAGTAAAGATATACTCGGAACTTGTGTTGATAGCAGTCTTATAGTAAGTTGCTTGGTTCTCTGTACCTCTACCATCAGATAGTTTCGAGAGATAAGTTAGACGCTCGATAACAGTACCAGCAGTGCCGGAAATAGCGCCAGTGCTATCTACAACAGCAACATGAACTTCATCATATTTGATGCTACGATCGGCAGCATACTGTGAAGTACCTGGACGAGGACCGATTGCTGAAAGAGCAACACCACCAACTGAAGTGTTTGACCACCAATCAGCAACAGTAGAAATTGCTACATCTGGATCACTACCAAGATCAAGAGTATCAGCAGTCGAGATAAGAACAGTTGGATCGTCTAGGATAACTGTAAGAACTTGAGCAGCGTAAGAAAGAACCTCGGCAGTAGCAGTTCCGCCACCAGAAAGGTTGAAAGTTACAGCGGCACCAGCAACAGGATCACTACCAGGAACAGTTGCTAAAGTGATAACTTGATCGGCACCACGGTCAGCAACAATAACTCTTAGAGAGTTGCCCCATGTACCAGGAGTCTTGGCAACGAATGTTTCTCCACTTCCGAGACCACCGTCCCAATCAGCAGAATTTTTGACATTCAAGCTAGCATTGCTGCCAGAGTTAGCTGAGTTGGTTCCAGTTTCGGCACGAACAACGGCGAGTCTACCGCCATAGTTTAGGAATTCTGAAGCAACAAACCAATCTTCGGCGTTAGAAGCACTAGGCTTACCAAAAACTTCGAGCAGTTCGCTTTGGCTGCTGATAGTTGTAATTTGTCCAACGGGACCTCTAGCAAATGTTGAGGCAAAAGCACCAGTAATAGACTGGCTATTTGTCACAACAGCAGTAGTTAGATCGCGTTCCTTAATTACAATACCAGGCGAGATAAGACTTGCCATGTGTTTTTCTCCTGTAGGGTATCCAAATTTAATCTAAAAATATTTATGATTTTGAACTCCTTGAGTGGGGAAACAAAACATGAACACTACCAATCAGGATAATCCCACAATGAAGTTGGATCCTTAATTTTTCTAGATTCCATCACTCTTTGAATAGTACAATCTTTACATTCATATGAATATGCTGACGCTACAGTTGCTCTGTGTTTTCTTGTTAGATAAAAATCATCCATCAAACTTTTAGTTTTTCCACAGGATCGACAAGTTCTCTCCTTAAAAATTAAATGGTCTAAAGAAAACTGATCGCTTAAATCCATTATCTATAGTCCCACATATATCCTACTTCTTCTTGAGTGTCTCCATACCACACAGTACCATCTTGTACAAATCCTTCATCACCTTCCAGTCCACTGGTAATGAAACCAAACGGTGCCATGTCTTGTTCAATTTGATTTTTTTGTTCGTCATAGATACGTTGACGAATATCATTATCAGTCATCTCCTTGAAATATTCTTGCTGTACTAACCAAGCAAAGATAACCATACACATTACAAGGTCATCATGAAATCCATCATCTGCTTCAAACGATTGTTTCTTTTGGATAAATGTAGTCAGCTCATTAATGATGTCATAGTCATTGAAAATAAGTTTGTCATCTTCAATAATCTGTTTGAGGTTAGCACAACCAACCTTCTTCACTGTAACACTCATCTTGACACCTAGTTGTGTTTTGTTGCCAGAGAATCCTTGCCCAACAATTTGACCAGCACGTCCTCTCATAGCACACATAAGAACGTTAGGATATTCTAGATCGAAGTTTAGAATAGATGCTACTTGATCTCCGATATCATTAACTTCAATCATTGCCCAAGCATTATTATATCCTCTAGCAACATCGTTGATGACGCTGGGAAATAGCATTGGTTTAATTTCGTTGTTTCTGTACTTTGCTACAATACGATATGGAACAGTAGTAATGTCATACACAATAAAAGCAGAATAGTCGCCACCGATGCCACGACTAACGTCAACTGTCATTAAGTATTCGTTTTTTTCTTTTGGTTTTTCAAAAACATCCAATCCTTTACTTCTAGTGATTGGTTCTTCAAATACTAATGTTTTGAGTTTAGAGGCAGAGATTAATGTATCGACAGATCCCAAAAATTCACATTCAAACTCTTGTGTGAATTGACGTTGGGAAGTATTCTTAATTGTTTGTTCTTTCCACTCAGCATCTCTACCAGGAACTTGTGACCAATGTACTTCGTGGTAAGTATATCCATTTCTCCCACTCACAGCATCTTGCCACATCTTATAGAAGTGGTTCATACCTTGTGGCGTAGAGATAATTATGACTTTCGTTGATTTACCAGAAGTGATAGTAGGATAAACAGAGGCAAAGAACGAGTCAGCAATGTGATTCGGGACGAAAGCGAACTCGTCGAGAAAGATGATGTTAAACGACATGCCTCGGACAGCAGATGCAGATGTAGAAGCTGCCAATATTTTACTGCCATTTTCTAACTCGATGTTTCCTTTGTTCCATACTACCACGCCTTGCTGAATCCACTTGGGTAGGTTCTCGTATGCTGTAGCTAATCTTGCCAAAAGGTCTCTAGCAGTAGA